CGCTTGCGTAGTTAGAACCCTCTGCCGCCGCGCCGATGGCGGCACCTGCGCCCTTGATTTCTCCAATCATCGTTGCAATTAAGCCAGAGGCTATACCAGGGCCTACAACCGGAATCCCCGCGTAAGCGGACCAAAGCTTCGCAGATGCTAATTCAGTTTCAACGCCCGCCCGCTTTCGAGACAGCTTCCCGAGTAGTTTCTTTTTGAGGGCCTCACCGACGCGCGCGATACCCAGTTTCATTAGTGCCTTGCCCATCGCCTCGGGGCCTTGTGCCATCGAGTTCCACACTGTGTCAAAGACATCGCCAGCAAGCTCCTGCTGGTATATGAGCGCGGCGAGTTCTTCATTTAGCAGCCGGATACCTTCGGTTAGGTCTGCGGGCGGGGCGAGAGTTTCTAATTCTTCGAAGCCATCAACCGCTTCTATGATAACTTGGGTTTTCGGCATTGGTATATTCTCAGACGCAGCGATACGCCTGTCCAGGGCGGCGATATACTGGTCTATTGAAATTTTACCCGCCTCATATGCCCCCGTTAGCTCTTCGAGGGTTGTCGCCTCCGACATCACCATATCATTCACGGCGCGGCGGTCGCGTTGCTGGCTCTGAATCCGCTCCTGAATGGCGAGCTGTTCTTTGGCAAGGGCGAGCTGATGCTCGATATACGGGATCATCCCTTCTAGGTCTTTGATCTGACTTTCTAGGGGTGAGTCTACAAGCAGCGTGTGTGTGTCGGCTGCCGGGTTGTAGGTATCCAACCACCGCTGCTTTAGCGTTGCGAGCTGTGCGTTTGCCGTGTCGAGTTCGGCGGTCAGGTCTTTGACTGCGAATGAAGGGTCGCCGATGCGAAGGCTTGCAATGAACCGCCTAAACTCTGCATCCGTATTTGTGAGCGCGTTTACAAGCTGGATTGATAGCCAATCAGTGAGCGATGCGATACCGGGCAGGGCGTGGACCATGATAGCGTCGCCCACGTTCCTTGCAGCGCGGCTAATTCTAAGCTGCGAGTCAACGACATCCTCACCCTTTGCGGTCATGTCGCCGTAACGAGTCCCAAGCACTTGCGCCTCGATGAGCTGGTCGCGGATCGCGTCGGAACCCTGCTCAAGAATCGGTATCAACTCCGCGCCAGATCGCCCGAATATCTTCTGGGCAACAGCGAGCCTTTCCTCGCTGCTCTCCATGTCCTTGATCGCGTCGGCAGCTTCCAGCATCACCGACGTAGATTCTTTAAGTTTCCCGTCAGCGTTTTCGACCGCGATTCCAAGCGCCTCAAAGGCCTGCTTCGCTTCACCGCCAGCGCCGACAGAGACATCGAACATATAGCGCGTGAGCGTTCTAATCGACTTCGCAAACGCATCGGACGATGAGCCGCCTAGCTGCATAACGTAGTTCCACGCGTCTAGCTGATCGACGGCAATTCCAAGCCTCTTTGCGTTCTTCGCTAGTTCGTCGAAACTCTTTGACGTCTTCATCACCGCCGCGCCAATGCCTACGGCAGCGGCAGTCCCGGCAAGAAGGCCGATGCGTAATCCAGCAACGGCCTTGTCAACGTCCATGAAGTTCTTCTTCGCTGACTTCGTGCCGCGCGTGGTCTTATCATCCGCTTGGATCTGATATTTAGCGACGGCTCTAGCCATTATTTTTCACGCCCTTTCTCTTGAAGCTCTAATTCGAAAACCATGAACGCTTGCACTAACCTTTCATCCTGATCTTCCAAACTACCCGGACCCGGCAACACTCCAGACGATTGCAGACCTAAAGCCTTCCATCTCATCCACAGATCGTAATGCCTCCAAACTTCCTTCGGTGCTTCGTCGATCTTCACCCCGTAGGCTAGTTCAAGCCGGGGCTTTATGACTTCGTTGCACCCCTCGAGCCGCCATCTACAGACGGCTTGATAAAACCCAACTCATCGGCCTGTAGCGTTGTCATCTTCCTTAAACTCAGGACGATGAATTGCATAACCTTTGGATGAAAGTCTAGGATCTGTTCAGCGGTCGGGGATTCAATCAGCGTGCTTTCCGCTCCGATGACCTCAACAGAATACGTCGCAGCTTCCAGAGTCTTTCCAGAGAGCCACCCCGATCCGTCGGCTTCAGCGTCAACCTGTGAGATCTCTTGTGCGAGATGCCCGTTGATCGCGGTAAGATTCCAGATGATCTTATCGGCACCCTCGGTTGCCTCGTAACTGATTGAGTCATTTTCCGACAGTAACCAGCATTCGAGGCTGCGGCCTTTCTTCTTTCCACGGGGCTTGCTCATTGAATTTGTTCCTCCATTTTTCAGACCAATCATCAAGGGAATCCTCGGGCAGCTTTCCAGACAGTAGCCAGAAGTCCACCATGCGTTTCATCCCAGACTTATCAATCCAGCCTTCCTTAAATGCTAAAGCTGCGGGCATGATCCCGCAGGGCTTTAGCTTTTGATACAACTCACCGAAGTGAATCATATACTCATCCGGCAACGCGTTAGACGGCGGCAACGTGATAGCCGTCCTCGGCAACCGCATCCAAGAGTTCAAAGGTCGGGTCGGTCCCGTAAGACTTCATTTCCAAAGTCAGGTAGTAGGGAACCGCCGTTCCGTCGTTCGTGTCGAAGGGCGAATTCGTAATCTTCGCCTTCGGGATTGTGATCGTGAACGTCTCGTCCGACACCGTCCAAGCCGCGTCGAAGCTGATATACTTCGCCGCCCCGTTCGGATCGGCAGTGTCGCCGCCGAGCAGATCCCAGATCGTATCATCTTCAAGCGGGATCTTGATCGAGGCTGTAACCTCGCGCTTGCCCGAGACGATATCCCCGGTGTCATACTTCGTGGTCGAAGTAGTCATGTTCCGAAGCGTCTGAGAGTTGTGATTCACCGTCACCGTCATTTCAGTCGGGTAGATCTGAGTGTCGGGCGTTTCCGTCCCGATACCGATCTGGAATGTTCCAAGCCCGAAGATCAACGGATTCTCGGCGGGAAGATCCACCGTCGCGTCGGTCGCATACTCAGCAACCGAGTGGGCGTTGCCGTCCACCTTCCAAGAAAGCGGCTCGCGCTCAGTGCCTGAAATCTCGAAGGACGCAGCGGTGCAGCCGGTAGCCCTTCGGGAGTGTCCCTCGGGTTCGCCCATGCTGTTCTGACTCTCGATCAGTGACCACGGCTGCAAGTTGTTTTCCCGAGTCGTGTCGGTGTAGTCGGCCCCGCTCCACTTATGGGTCGTGGTGCCTAGCGTGTAGGTATAACCGCCCATGCCGTGAGCGCAGATATAGCCGATGTCATCGAAGTAAACATGACCCGCGACCGAATACGCAGCATCGCGCCCGAGCATGTAAGCATCCTCAGACGTTAGACCCGCGCCTAATCCCTCGAACTCTCCCATAACCGGCGTGTCCGTAATGGACGTTTCGGTGAATGAGAGTGTCGCCGTCGCATCTTCCGCTACAGCAGTCCCGGCAGTCGCTTCCATTCCGAAGTTCGTGCCGCCTAGAAACTTAAGTTGAATCGCCATCGCTCACCTTCTCTTTCTTGGCCGCAACCTTCTTGAAAGAAGCGCCGGGGTGTTTGTCGAAGTCATACACTTCACCCGGCTTGAAGTGCATTTTCTTGCCGCGTAAGCGGATCTTCTTTTCCTTGCCTTTGTATTCGTATTTCATTTCGCTCCTAGCTAACCAGCGTTGTCGGGTCTGCCGCAGTCGTGCGGAACCTGACCCGGTAAGTCATTAAGATCATCCCCGCAGGGACGGCCTTCTCATCGAACCGCTCAACCTCAACCTCGTCAAGATTCGTGAACCAGACCTTCTTAGGACTCAAGGCAGTAGCAAGCTGAACGTCTGCCGCAATCGCCGTTTGGACTTCGCCTAGAATGTCTTCAAGCTGTTCGTCAAGGTCTGCTTTCGCTTGCGCGTGGGCCTCGATGATGACGGCCATATCCCACGTTAGATACTCGTAGATGTTGCTGTAGTCCTCGACCTGCTCCATATCGCCCGTATAGACTCTAAGCGCCGGAAGTTCGGCTTCGGTTAGATCGTATTGCCTATTCGGGTATACGCTCGATCCAGTAGTTGTTAGGCCCGTCACCGTCGAAACGATTGCGTCCCTGACCTGCTCTCTAGCGTGTGCCATTAGAGCAGCCCCTTCTTGTGGAGTTTCGCGTTTAGCTTCGTGACGAAGATTCCGCCGAAATACTTACTACCTCGGCGCTGCACTACGCGCTTTGTAATTGCCGCGATCTTGAACCCCACCTTCGCTTTCTTCGTTTGGATCGGGTTTCTGTTTTCCCCGACTCGGAAGAAAGCCTGCTGACCGCCCGACTTCCCCGGAGCGATAAACGCTTTGGAGTCGTGATAGCCTCCGCTCCTGACCCTCACGCCGGACCCCTTCGGACCTCTGCGGCCCTTGACATATTTTCTTGAATCCTTCGCGCCGAGGACCGTCCAGGCGATGTCTCTGCGGTAGACCGTGAGATATGTCCACAGCTTTTTAGCTTTAGCCTTGTCCGTTTTCTTGACGTAGATTCGCCGCTTATCGGTTTTCTTGCCTTTGGAGTCGTGCCGCCATCGGATATGCTTTGTGGGCAGCCCTGTGCCGCGAGCAGCAGAAGTGATCGACTCGTTTCTAAGATGCGTCGCTGTCGCGTTGAGCGCACTAGAGGCAACGGCAGGCACTAGCTTGCGCTGGATCTTATCGAGATCCTTTGTAATCGCCTTCACATCGCCTTCTACGCTCAGATTCATTAGGTCTGATCCCCTAGAATGAGTGTCATCAGCTTCGCATCGCCGCCGCCGGGTTCAATCGCCATCACCTTGTAAACCGTTGACTCAACCGTAACCAGCGAGCCTTCCACAATCAAAGATAGGTCAGATCGAAGCCCCGTCCATCTCGCACCCAAGCCGGTAACGTCATGCTCATCATCGAACGGTTGCAGCCAGTGACCGTAATACGTCGCAGGCCCGAAGGTAAGACCAACGGAATGGAACTCACCAGACTTGAATATCTGGGCAAGATCCGTGTCCTTACTCATCAGATCCCGGCTTCTTGTCGCTCATCTTCGTCTTGGTTCCTTTTGGCTTGCCGCTCACGGCTTTTGCTTTCCCGGCGGCGATAATATTGCTAGCCCAAGGCTCGTCGATGTCGTCTACGTCGCCAGGGTGCCAGTTCTTTCTATCTCCGGGATAGTTGCGCTCGATGTGCTTCCCGATGAATTTAATCTTCATATCAGCCTTTCGAGAATGGGGGGCCGAAGCCCCCCGTTAGGGTTAGGCCGTAGTGTCGATGTCGTCAGTGCCGGAGAAGCTCTCCGCGTGACGAACAGCGATGTCAATATCCTGGAGGACGATGATCCTTCGAGCGCCCTGAGTTCCGAGCGTGGTATCATCCACGTTCAGAGTCAACCCGCCCCAGGTGCCGATCAGAAGATCCGACCAGACGCCGAGGGTCAGCGCACTAAGCGCAGTTCCCGATCCCTGCGTCAGATCGTCGGGACTCTGAGTCGTGGAGCGGACGGGGAAGCCAAGCAGCCCGTCGTTCAAGTCATTCAGGATGAAGTTAGAGTCAGTGTCTGCGGCCTTCGGCTTGGTCATCATGTGCGCGACAACCGAAGGAGAGGTAACCCAGGCCATAGAGCCGGTGTCGGCGTTGTCTACGGCGATCTCCTTCCAGATGTTTACACAGTCCGTCCAGGTCAAGGCCTCGCCGTTGGTCCCGGTCGAAACGTCACCGATGCCGGTGGTGTTAATAACACCCGTCGGCTCGGCACCCGATCCGCTGCCCTCAAGGGCAACGCGGTCGATCTCAACAGCGAGAGTCGTTAAGAGATCGTTACGAACAACGCTCTCGATGGCGGGCACCGTCTGGAGCAGAGTCTTGCGGCTCATGTCCGTGAAGGTTCCAACCGTCTTGGGCGCGAGAGTCACAGTCCCGAAGGTCTGATTGCTCTCAGTAACGTCACCACCCTCAGCGACCCAATAGGCGGTTGCTCCGCCGCTCTGCGTCGGGAAGGACACATCGCCGACCAATCCGGGGATGATCGTTGCAAGCTGGAGCATGTGCGACTTCGGTCGAAGCAGCTCGATCAGCGGCCCGTGATCCGTGGGCTTGAGGTAGCCGCCAGCAGAGTCGGTTCCAACAGTAAGATCACGCTTCCAGATATTGCCAGGAATAGCGATCCCGTTGATGTCACCGCCTCGGCCCTGCGCTTCGGCCCGGCACATTTCCAGTTCGTAGCCTGCGGCCTTTTCGTTCTCTCGCGTCGGCTGCGCCAGATAGCGGGCAACCTTCAGCAAGCTGAACTTGGACGCGTCCTCATCGGGGACCGCCGTCTTATCGGCCTCAACCTGTCGGCCCTTCTTCTCGGCGACATAGGCGCGAGAGAGCGACATGACGTCGTCACCGGAGGCGATGTGCTTCTGAAGAAGCTCCGCAGATAGGTCTTTGTGAACCTCTGCGTATTCTGTGAGGTTCTTCACGCGCTCGCGCTCGGCGCTCTGGCCTTCGGCTCGGAGTTTCGCTTCGCGATCCTTCGCCTTTGCGGCATCTTTGGCCTTAGCTTCGGCTTCTGCCTTTTCCAGGGCCTTCTTTTCTTCGTCAGTCATTTCGACTTCCTTTTCTTCGAGTGTCTTTGTTTCTACTTCAGCGGTTTCGGTATCCCCTTCACCCTTTGCGCCCAGTTCGTCGGAACCCTGGCTCTCTTGGCTTCGGTTTCGCCCGACCCCTACGGACGTATCCGCAGGGACGGCAACGACAGACACCTCGAACGGCTGCCATCTATCAACGTAGAAGGTCGCTGGCCCATCGTCGGATGCGGCCTCGATTTCCTTCACGCTTTCGACGAAGTAGCCGACAGACACTAGCTGACGGATTCCGTCAGCTATGTCCGTGAATATCTCATCTCCGCGCACTGACTTGCTGAATCGGAGCAAGGCGCGGCCCTTGTCTCCGTCCACCCATGCCTTTTCAATCACTCCGACTTGATCGCTGGTATTGTGATCGACCAGAACTGCGGCGGCGTTATTCACGCGGGAGAGATCCATCTCCCCGTCGCCATGCCCAAGGATCTCCATTCCGAAGAACCGCTCATAGGGCGCGGTAGAGCTAAACGCTACCTCGACAGTCCTAGCCTCTTCATCGATCCCGGCCCGGTCGAAAGAAACGGACCTGTGTAGATTGCTCCCAACCCACTCACGTTTCTCCGCGCCTGACAGATCCGCGCTAGTCCCCTGGTCCGGGGGTGGCTTCCCACCGCCGCCGTCATCGGTCCCCGCGCCGGTAAGGTCTGAGCCTTCGGCGGCAACCTCGGCCTTTTCAATCCGCTCAATCAAATCCTCGGCGGCCTCTACGATCTCCTGATCTTCAGCCGCATCGGTGACAACCTGCAAAAGTGCCGATTTGAACACCGTATCTTGCTCTAAAAGGCGGCCTATAAATGCAAAACTACCGTCTCCAAGGTAGTGCATTTCATCGCTTGGGCCGGGGGAGTCGCCGCCGACATTCAAGTGACCCTCGCGGATCAGCTTCTTGCCGTAGGCGTATGCTTTTTTATTCAGTCCCATCATGGGGCCGTCCTTTCAAGTAGGATGCCCAGGTTAGCGTTGATCCTCCCGAATTGCTCAGACTGGTCTTTGTTGTGTTCAAACCACTTCATCTCGAAATCTTCTTCGGATTCATCAATCCGGATATCGAGCGCATGAACCCGTTGTCCGTTCTGCTCAATCGCGGCGGCGTTGTCGGCAATCGCGTGATCGACCCTAACCTTGTAAGTCACGCCCGAAACGAGATAGGAGAGCAGCCCGCCTAGAATGACGATCAGGCCCGCCCAATTCCTTAGCTTCTTAACCGCGTTCGCCGTTTCTTTGTCGCCGTTCAAATGGAAGTTCTCCTTGATTCTTGCCACCATTATTCGACCCCTTCTGGATGTTCAGCGGGAGCGGTTAACCCCGCCATCATCTCATCTTCTGCATCTAGCTCGGCCCATACCTCAGACGGTTCGCGGCCCAGGCTCTTAATGATTTCCGTTCTGCTTCGGACTCGTAATTCAATCGCCGTCTTGTGCGCGTTGATTTCCTTTTGAGGATCGACCCACTGCCAGCGCGGGCCTTGCCATGTGACATTCCTATACTTCGGCTCCCACGCGGGATTGAGCGGAATGTCCCGACCCGGTAGAAGCATCTGGCCGGAAGAAAGCGCGGGCGCAAGCCATGACTCAAAGACGGGTCGGCAGAACTTATCAGCGGCCCACTCCTGCAAAGCCTCCCACGCCTTACGATCTTCGAGGAGTCCCGTCCGTGAGCTGGTATAGTTCACGCCCTTTAGATTTCCGGTCAGTGAGAAGGGGGAGACTCCAAGGGATACTGAAATCTGATCGAGTATCGCGGTGTTGAATCCTGCGAAGTTCGCGTTAGGCGAAGTCGGGTCGTAAGGTTCCGGCTCCCACCCGAACGGAAGGAACTCAACCAGACCCGGTTCTAGTTCCTGGATCGGGCCCTCTTCGTCCGAATCATCGTGGTTTGGATTCGTCGCAGCCTGATCGGTCTGCTTCATGAACATCATCTTGTTCGCTTCGCCCTCGGCCTTCGTCACTTCGGCTTCTGTGTAGCCGTCGAGCATCTTCATTCTGAGAAGCGCATTTGACGCCCAAGGAACACCGCGAAGCTGGTCAACCCGTTCGGGCATAAAGGCGTGGATGATGCTATCGGCGGGGACGCGCTTATAATTGCGGTTCATATACCAGTAGTAATCGTCGCCCTGAATCTCTGAAGTGTCGGGAACGTAATAGGCAAGCGGGCGGTTGAAGCGATCAAGCTCGATGCCCATGACGATTCTGCGGCCACCGGTCAAGACTTCGTTAAGCTGTGTTGAAATTAACTGGGGGTCGATGAAGTCTAGCTTGAAGCCGAACCCGTCGTCGGTGAGATGCTTCTGGACAAAGACTTCGCCGTCTGTTGACGCGGTGGAAATGAAAAGGTTTTGCGCGTCCCGCCAGTTAAGCCGCCCGCCCATGTCAACGTCGCGGCCCCATTCCTTCCATCCCATTTCAAGCGCAAGGTTCGCGGCCTCATCCGGCTTGCCTGAAGGTGAGACGGTCCGCGCCTGCATCGTGATGCCCTGGGGGCCGATGACGTTGCTTTTGAGTAGCTGAACCCATCGGCGCAAGTGGGGGTTGTTGTTGACTTGCTCGCGACTGCGGGCGCGGATCTTCTCAAGATCCCGCCTAAGTTCTTCCGTCGATGTGACTGAAGTGGTTCCCCAACCGTAGGTAAGATTCCCAACGTGGGCCGATGCCATGCTCCGCTTGCGAGCCTTCGCGGGGGGATTCTTTCGACGGAGCCGGGATAACAGGCCCATCTAGCGCCTCCCCATGAATCGGGTTCTAACCTTACGGGGATTGCCGAAGCCTAAATCTATGCGCTCTTGCGCCTGCTCCTGCTGATACATTCGCTCCCAATAGGCCAGCTCGTTTCGCAATTCTTCGTGCGTGACCTTCGAAAGTGAGACTCCGTCAGGCGTGGAATAGCTCGAAACGTCCTCAGATGCTTTCGCGAGGATGAGGATCTCGTAAGCGTCCACCATCTTCTTCGCGTGAGATCGGTCGTCGTAGCCGGAAGATGCGTCAGCGAATGACGTTTCGACGGCAATCGTGCCAGACTCAAGCGCGTAAACGCTCGTTCCGTCCGTGACTTTCGACTGCCAGCGCCAGTTGCCCGCGCCGTAGTTTGCTGAATCTGTGTCTAAAATCGTGGCGAGGTGCGTGCCGTCGCCGTTGTCGGTCGCGGTGATTAGTTTCTGCGCGGTAGATGACCCGGCCAGGACTAGCGCATAGGTGAGCGTCCAAGTCCCTGGGGGATAGTCGGATAGAGATTTCGTCCAGGTTACAGTTTCGCTCTGGACAAAACTCAGCGGTTCGCGGGTCGGTATTGTATGGGCCATGTTACTTGTTAATAGTCTAACAAGCGAAACCATGTCAAGAGAAAAGCGCACCAAATGGAACAGGTGTTCGATTTAGTGCAGGTGTTAGGCGATTAACAGCTTGCGGCAGATAAGATAAGAAGAAGCCCCCGCGCCATCACAGCGAAGGGGCCTCACCCATCCCAACCGGGAGATGTTGGGATCGCCTTGTTTATACCGGACCCACAAGTCCGGGTCAAGACCTTTCTACGAAATCAGCGCCCATGCCAGCTTCCGAACCGGAAGGCTCATCGACTGCTTGCCAGACTTCCACAAGCTGACGGTCGCCTGAGTCACGCCGAATTCTTCCGCGGCCTCCTCCTGAGTCGTGAGGCTTACGGCTTCTGAAACCATCTCAACGACTTCGGCGGGCGTTGCATCGTTCAAAATCCAATGCTCCATCGTCGCATCTTCAACTAGCGCACGAATCCTTACGGCCTGATGCCCGCTCAGATTCGCGGCCCATGCGCGAGCCTCGGCTACCTGAACGATCTGGCAAGAATTCAGAAGTTACTGCTTCCACCGGGGGACGTGCTTCTTTCGACGGCGCGGCTTCGGCTGAGTCGGGGACTTCACCGCTTCCCAGTTCACGCGCAAGAGCCTGAGCGCGGCCATGTTACCGACTCTGCAATCTAGCGCCTCGTTCCTTCTACCTGGGGGATTCTCCCAGAATGGAACCGGCCTACCCCTTACATACTTCGTTTTCCGTGATTCTGCCGTGAGCATTTCAAAGTAGTTGTGGCCGTAATCCATTGGGAAGTGGCAATAACCAGGCCCCGGCTCAGTTAGATTCAAGTAGGCCGCTAGCAAGTCTTTCGCTGAGTCAGCGCCGATAGTCACGGTCTTGGGCTTCACCTCGCCCCTAGATCCCTTCTTCCTTGTCGGAACCGCGAATAGATGGACGATTGCTTTGTCTGGACCGTCCTTACCGTGGCTTGGAAATATCATCCGCGCTGCGCGGGGTCGGCAGAACTTGTAGACCGTATCCGTCAGATAGCCCGCGTCGATCAGCGAGCAGGCCGGTTTAATCCTACCCTTCTTAGACTCGAAGGTCCGATTCAAGACAGGCTCAAGCAGCTTTGCCCAATTCGACTCAACCGACGTATCCCCATGAGTCACGACGTAGCCGAGCGACCACGATTCCTCGCCGTATCCCCATCCAACAAACTCTGTTTCCCACCTGTCACCCTGAACGTCTGTCATCGACGTAATCACCTTAACGCCTTCAGGGGCTTGCGCCTCGTAATGCTCGCGCCTATCGAAGAGCGTGTCGGGGTCGTGCTTGTCGCCAGCAACCTCCCAAGTCTCGGCCCGGCTTGTATTCGTCCACGCCTTCAAGGTTTCTGGGTGGTCCTTCGCCTTCCGATGATCTAAGACGATTTCTGACCAATGGCGAAAGACTGAATAGTCCTCCGTGATGTGGAAGCCGACCACGCCGGGATCTATCGGCGTTGCAGTCGCGACCCACTCACCGTCGGCAAGGAGTTTGGGCCGCTGATCTTCCGTCATCTCATGCCCGCATCCGGGGCACTCGAAACGCTCCGTCCCGATAACCCTATGCCCTTCTTCGTCGTGACTGTTCTTCAGGTTCGCCCATTCGAGCGGATGGCTTAAATCACATTCAGGGCATGAGATATGGAACCGGCGCTGGTCGGAATCAAGGTAAGCCTGCTCGATCCTTGAGAATCCCTTAAGGGTCGGCGTCGAAGTGAGGATGATCTTGCGATTGTAAAATGCCGCTGTCCTCTTAATTGCCAGAGCTACGGGGTCGCCCTCGGTCCCGGAGGAAGCCGGATAGCGGTCCACCTCATCCATGAGGACTACGCGGATCGGCCTGGATGCTAGAGCTGCCGGAGCGTTCGCGCCTGTCATGGTGAAATGTCCGCCGGGGAATCGCTTATGCTCTATCGTGTTTCCAGAGTCCCGAGACTTCGCCGCAGGGATCTTGCCTTTAAGGGCTGGCGTGTCTCTAAGCATAGGGGCTAGCCGGTCTTTGGAAAAGGTCTGAGCCATCGCCACGGTCGGTTGAACCATGAGTATGGGGCTAGGGTCTTGGTCGATGAAGTAGCCTATAATGTTCTCAAGGACTGTCGTTTTACCAGTTTGCGCGGCCCACATCAGAACTACGGTATGGACTGACGGATCGTGAATCGCGTCCATCGGCCCCTTCTGGTAGGGCGTTCGCTTCGTTCTATACTTCCCTGGCTCGGCAGCGGATTCCGAGGACAGGTATCGAAACTGGTCAGACCACTCCGACACGGTTAGATCGGGCGGTGGACGCCAGAGGCTTTCAATCGCGGTGAACGCTCTAGCTACTCGAATCGCTCTCCCCCTCCGTTAGTTCTGTTAACGCTTCGTAGACTCTTTCCTTCACGATCTTTTCACACTCTGGAACGTCTGATTCAACCGCTACCAGCGGGGCTACTAGATTCGGCAACGCCAGCAGCCGCCCTCGGGCATTCATCACGAGCTTGGAATACGCGTCGCGCACCTCATCGGCTGGCAATAGCTCGCGCTTCTTCTCAGCGATCTCAAGTTCCAGCTTCTCGCGCTTTTTCTGATCCAGCTTCGCTTTCTCCTGCGGGCCGTCCAAGTCGCCCGCGTTGAACAGCGCTCGGCAGGCGTCGGCCATGAAGTATTTGTTACCATGCCCGTCGGCACCGCAAGGCTCGATCTCCGAAAGCTGCCGAGCGATACGCCGCCGGTCCATCCGAAGCTCAACCGCTAGGGCTGAAACGCTCCATTTCTTCGCCGTCATGCTCATTCGTAATCCCTCGATCCGACATAGATTGGATGCCTAGGAAGCCCGGAATCTGTCAGGCCGTTATGCTGGAACGTGACAAACTCCCCGATCTCCGGCGGGCGGCCCCTGCCTCTGTCAGACAGACCAGCCCCAAGCCGAATTCGCTTGGATTTCCACCGGCAAACCAGTGCGCCGGTTCTGCCAGAATTCCGGCCCGTGCCAGATTCATACCCAACCACCACGGCCTCATCGGAATCAGTGGGCTTAAGCTTGAGCATGGAATCAGATCTGCGGTGGACGTAGAGCGAGTCGGGATCTCGGAGGATCGCACCCTCGCCGCCGAGCGAGCAGACTCCCGCACAGTATCGCGAAGCGTGGGAGCGGCACCGGCAAGCCGTGTGCTTAACTGGAACCGCGACTGAATTACCCCTTAACACCTTCTCTACATACATGAGCCGCATCCAGAACCGCCCGTGGGCGAGCGGGGCATCGAATACCTGAAACGCGATCTCGCTCCAATCCGCTGAACGGCTCCTAATAATTCCAACCGTTTCTTGGAATCTGCCGCGACCGATCCACAACTCGCCATCAAGAACCGTGTCCGGCATGGCATCCTTGAACCAGCCAGGCGCTTGGAACTCATTCCCGTTGCGGCTGATGAATTTAGAACCCGTCCAGACAGCCCGGACACCATCCAGCTTCTCGCTCATCAGCCAGCCGGAGACGTCCCGCCCATCGTATACCTTTGCGAGCATAGGTTTCATTTCTTCCCCCGCATTTTTCGAGCCTCTGCAAGCCGCTTGCGCCGAAGATCTTTCTCGGCATCCGAATACCGCTTTGACTTCTTCCCTCCGGCAGAACCGAGCCATTGGGCGGCCAGTCGGGCGGGGATCTCTCGGCGGCAGTGAGGGCATTCAAAATTCTTCATGCGCCAATTGTAGGCAAGCGGTTATTAAGTGTCAACCGATTCGGAGACATTGGGTCAAATGGCTCAGAAACAGTCACGACATACCGCAATTACCCAAACCTGTTTATGCAATAACGGGGCAATGTAAAATAGTTCCCTGTTAGGGATTTAACGCGGCCTCGTAAGTCGTTGTATCGCATCGCTTCGGTGGCGCTCATGTGGGACAAAAAACTAGAAAAATGCGCGAGTTTTCCCC